TAAGTTACAGACTTCTTTTTCGTTAAGTGTGATTGTCATTTCATTACCTGTAGAATTGAACGGATTGTGGTTAGTTCTTTACGAAGTTTACGTTTGTAATCCTTGTAATGGTTAAGGTTTTTAAATGCTCTTGCACTTTCGGGCTTGTCTTTGTTAGAACAATTCCAGTGCATTGTTATCATATCATTACAGAAGTCGAGATCACCTTCACGTTCATGAAGAAGATGTTTCATTGTTGAACGGATTAGGTGTCGGTGTCTTTCTGGTAGCAGGATTAAAGTATCTGTCATGTGTTAATTCCTCAAAGATTTCCCATAGTTGATTAAACTTAACTTCATAGTATTTGGCAAGTACTTGTTGATCCATTTTACCATACTTTAGATCTTCGCATACTTGCCAACATTCTAATATAGATTGCTCTAAATTAAATCCATCAGGTTTCATAGAGTATGACCGTGAGTAGCGGCTACAATACGAAGCATAAGATGTTCTTCAATTTTAGGTGACTCATAGTTGTTTTCAACAACTTTAAATATATTCTTATCACTTACAGAGTACACAGTATCAACAGCATATTTACCTACGAAATACAAACAGTCATTTTCTTTAGAGTAGTATGCACCACGACCTTGTTCCCAGCTTTCTGGTTTAAAGCTATCTTCAGGGGCTTTCTCAACTTGTTGTACTTCAAATTGGAGAGTAGTAGCGTAGAATGGATTGAGTTCTAACATGATATTTCCTTTATTACAGAGAGTTGATTAATTCGAGGGCTTCAGTAGCTTCGTCACACAGGTAGAGTTTATCGAGGAATTCTTGCTCGATAGCTTCATATTTAACACGGATTTCATTACAAGTTTTATTGTACTCAGTGTATTCTTTATCAAAGTCAGCAGAGAAAACAATAACATCACTGATATTACGAGCACTCCATGAGTTAATGAATTCTGCTTCAGGAACAAGCTGAACACCTGCACTGGTTAACAGGTTATAGATAGATCGCATATCATTCTTTTTAGATTGCACTAAAGCTGGCATTTCTGCATTACGCTTTTGAGCAATTTTATCAGAGAGACGAGAGACAGCATAATCACGTTGGGCTTTATTGAGTTTCATTTTGTATATCTATTAAATTAAAGAACAGAGAGAAATAAAAATCCCTCATGACAGACTCGTTAGAGACTATCACAAGGGATAATTATATTGGATTAGAACATTGCTTCTTCAGATTGATCAGTGTCAACAGAGGCACCTTCAACATCGAAGTCAACAAAGTTCTCAGACTTACGTTCATAACGAACAAGATCAGTAACTTGTACAGCGATAAGCATTGTGGAGATACCGGACTTACTTACTTTACCGTTAGGTAATTTGATTTCGTATGGTGAGCAATACACCATAACATTACCGATAGAACCATTACCAATTAATGTTGGATCAAGTTCTTTCTTACCTGCATCAACTACACGAACTTTAGCGGCATCAGTACCATCTTTCTTAAAAGCTTTCTTTTTAAGATTAACAGAGATTTTACCGCCTTCAATGGCTTTAACTTTACCGAACTGAGAGAATTCTTTCTCACGTTTTTTGTCACCTTGAATCTGCAGTTCATACTGATCAACACCGAAGGGAGAGACAGGCTTGTCTAATTTAGCCCAGAATAAGGCTACGTCTTTGATGATGATGTTAGGTGTGGATGTTGCTTGTGTCATGATATTTTCCTATGGATTTAAGTTCAAGTATAATGATAGTGTAACTAACGTTACCCTATACTTCTCGCTAGTCGGTTCCTAATAGATATTACAAACAAACAAGGAGAACAGTTATGTCATCAGGTGGTAAAGCCCGTAACATTAACTCACTGGCTAACCTGAAGTTAATAACCTCAGAGACAGCTAGAGAGAATCAGAAGAAAGCTACTCAGTCAAGAATGTTGAATAAGCAGATCAGAGAAGACTTTAAACTGAACGCTAAGAACTTCCAAGAAGTAATGAAAGACTTACCTCAATTATCTTCATTAGATGTTTTGAGAATGGCTATGCATCAAGCCCTTCAACAAGATAATTTTGAAGATGCCGCTAGATATGCTAACATGGTAGCAGAGTATGAACAACCTAAACTACAGAGGATTGATCAGACTACTACAACCCGTACAGCAGACCTCTCAGATGAAGATCTTAAGAGAATTATCTCAGAAGAAGGTCTTTGATAGATAGTCTTCAGAGTATGTCATAAGAGAATGTCATTAGGTATATTACCTATTGATGTTCTCTTTTTTATTACTCTTAATAATATACTTTATTAATATATATTATTAACTATCTAAGGGACAGTATCCTATTAGGTTCCAGCTAAATAAGGTTATGATTCTATTGGGTTTTTTCTCCTTAGTGAGTAAAAGGGTTCAACAACGTATGGGTCTTGAAGCTCATAAAATGTCAGTTTTCTGATGTCTAGTTCACCCATTGATTCTTGGTATCTTTCAATACAGTCAGTTACAGTTACACCGAATTCCGTACAGAAGTTATCATCAACACATACCCATACAGGGTTAATTATTTCTTCTAGTTTCATTTATCTAATCTCACTTTCTTTGTCCATAATAGTTTACCTTTAAGGAAAGCCTTTTGGATACCTGTTGTATCATCAAAGACTACGGATATCTCAGACTTTACCTTTGATTTGATTCTCAGGATAAGGTCATCATAGATTTCTTTTGCATTTGACATGGAAATTATATTCCTTTTACGATTCATCTTTAAGTATACTACCTCTTTTGATTTTGCTAACAAGAACGTCATATAGTTTATGCATCACAGAGCTGAAAACAAGGTTATCTGATAGTCTGGCTAGCTCATGGTAGTCAAGCTTACCTAAGCCTTCCAAAAGTGTTAATGCGTCTTCTTCAGACATTACGATAGTGTATTCAACTTGGGTTTGTTTGGTGATGATCATTCGTTGTCCTCTAGGTGATATCCGATTAAGTTAATGAATTTTACTAGTTCATCGTATTGGTCATAACCTTGATAGGTTAAGGCTTTAGCAATTATTTCAGCATTCATGAAGATAGATGCTAACATGGCATGTTCTTCGAGATTACTTACACTGATCCTTAGAGTGTATGGTTGGAAGATGATAGGGTAATCTGAGCATTTAGTGACTTCCATTATTATTTATCCTTATTTTTAGACAATTACATTGTCGAGTTCATCATTTATTTTAACACAGATTTCTTCCATACGTTTATATCTTTCATCAAATACATGACAGGCGACACTTGGGATTTGTCCGTAGTAAGAGAATAAGACAGACATATCACGGAACTCTTCAGCTGTTTCGAAGGTGAGAGTCATTGAGAAGGGTTGGAAGGTGGTTGGTTGTAGACGTTTAGTGGTTACTTGCATATTATACCTCAGTGATTAGTGATTCAGTTGGTTCTTGGCATAGTGTGCAGACGAATTCTGCAATCTTATCACCTAAAGCGGTGTGGGTTATTTTTAATACTTTAACGTCTTCTGAGTTGTGTTCAATAAGACAGTTTTCACATTTTACAAAGTACAGATGTTTGTACATTTATTACTCCTTAGTATAAATTATTACTGACCAGTAATCTTTTAGACTGTGTGTTCAGCTTTTGACCACACAGAAATCCCTCAGGACTTCCCTCAAGTCTCGCCTGTTTCTCAGCGAAATCATCGAGTTACTGTCCTGAGAGGATTGTCTTACAGTGAATTGTAGAACTTTTTAACCTGTTGTTCTACTTCTGCCGCCATTTCCCTCTCTTTATCAATATCCCTATGCCATTTTTCCTCTTGTTTGAGGAAATCCCTGTGTTTTGTGATCTGATACCATATACCTCTCTCTGTTTTGTTCATAGAAGGTAGTTCTTCCATGACGTCTACTAGTGCATTCAGCTCTTCAGCTGACATATCTAGGTAATATCTACCATATGCTTGTCTTAAGAATGCCATTTTAGTGTCCTTCCAGTATTTGATCATAGATTGCTGTGTATTCTATGATGATTCCGTTGAGTTCTACCTCATTTACCATGTTTTCCAGTACACTTTTGTTGTCTGACACAGCGTACAGCAGTGTTTCCCCTGTTGTGTCTGGTGACATGACTACTTTACAGCCGAATTCCTTGACGGATTCGATAACTTCTTCTGTTGTACACCCAAAGTCTCTTGCCTTGAGTGGGTTTAAGAGTAAATAACGTGCTTTCATAGGTTTCTCCTTAAGCTTCTACGATTTCATTGAACCAAGTGTCAGAACTCCAACCAGCTGTGACACCAAACCTTACTTGTTTACCAACTAAGCCTCGAGCAAGCTTATATTGTTTACGAGCATGTTCAACATCACGGTTGATTGAGAGTTTACGGACAACTTCCTTATCATCTACTGCATAGACGTACCTGTTAGCAGGGTCTGTGTAGACAACCATTAGCATAGATGTCTCCATAGTGAACATTGCAGTAGTTGTATCGCCTTTAGTAGCGAAGTTCATTGTTGCTGTAGTCATATTATATCCTTTGGTAATGACTGTTGATAGAAGCTTGGTACTTACCCCAAGAGGTCTCTCCGTAAGCCCGAGAAGAGCAGTTATTAGATGTGAACGATGTGAACCGTTACATCATCTCGCTTATACTTGAGTAAGTCTTTAGCAGACAGTACTCTATCGATAAGTTTGTTTGTTTTGTTACAGTATACTAGGTACATTTTGCACTCCTTTACGTTTCTCTTTTGACAACCACAATTTAACCCGTTTACGCATCCTACGGTTGAGAGCCGAAGGACACCGTTGACCAATGGCATACAGTTGATCCTCAATAGGTTCAACATAACCATCAAGTTCCCAAGCCCAAGCTTTTAACAAACGAATAGCTTTATGGGGATCAGGCATAGAACAAATAGCAGCTAAAGAACAACCACCATAAGGTATGGATAGCTGAAAGTTAACATCTACATTTCCAAAGCTATGGTATAACTCAGGAACCCAAGCAGCAGTTGGGGCAGACACACTAATCCCAACACCAGTATCATGGTACACAGGTTCACCAAGACCAAAACCAAAGTACTCTTGAATTAACAGAGCACCAGTACGACCTCTACCAAAACGTTTAGCCATTTCATTCTCCTTCGTTGATTTCGATAATAAGAATAGCAAACTGTACGCCTGCTACTACACTTGATACAATAAGACCTATAACATGGAACCACCCATACATAGCCTCGTATTGTATTGCATCGACACACCACAACATCAGATGTGACCACAAAAGTATAAGAACAATGTGCATTAACTTAGTCATATTAATCTCCTTGAGCTATGACAACCTGTAACCGACAGGCACGGACGAACGAAAAACGCTCTCCATTAGGTTGTTACACCTAATAGGCAGTGCTTTCAGTAAACGAAAGTCTCTTCTACCGAGAAGTCGCAATCCGAAGGACTGTTCTCAGTACCCCAAGCAACAGCGGCTTCCTTGTTGAGGAAGTAACGACCTGTTACTGGCCCTTGTGATTCGTATGGGTTGTAATGCGGATGATCATCATTCATCCACACTTTAACGTCCCAAACAACAAGGGAACAAGACTTACGTTCAGAGGCATTGCGAGCCTCCACTCTAGAGGCCAACAAAGAACCAAGGGACATAGTCCACTCCAACCCCAGAAACCCCGAGGAGCAGGCAGAGCAAGACGCTCTCGGAAGACCCCAACAAAGGAGCCAACCGAGAAAGCCCTTAAGCGGCTTCAACAGCCACAAACCAAGAGTCAGCAGAGTACCCGAACGCAGCAACAAAGCGAACAGGCGCACCACCAACACGAGAAGAGAGACGAGCAAACACAACATCCCGAGAAACAGGACGACCCAAGGCACGAACAGCGTACGGGACACGGCAAACACGAACACGACCGTCAGAGCAAACAACAGACACAGCGTCAGCACCAGACAAGGCAACCGCAACAACAGACACAGGAGCCGAGAGAGAACCACGAGGAACAGAAGCAGCAAGAGACGGGCGAGCAGCGGAAGCCACAGAGCCAAGGACGGGAAGGGCAGAGACCCAAGAAGAAAGAGAAGAGACCACGGAACACCTCCAAAGAGCGCAGACAAAGGAAGCCGAGACGGGCAGCGCCACGCACCGAGACGGCAGGGAAAACAAGGGGGCAGGGAAAACCAGCAGGGGCAAACCCAACACACACAACAAATTTTTAAACACACACAAAGACATCTACCCACGACATTCTCCAGCGACACCTTCTATAAAGGTAGGGGTACCCCAAAGACGTATACAAAAGATTACATTTCAAAAATTATTGGAATTTTTTTTATAAACAAAAACAATAGGTTAGTCGGTACATAATAGAGAAACCTTTTTATTACATACAAATATATGACAACACAAAACAATTCTGATAAGCTAGAGGCTCTGAGGGAATTAAAAAAGCGTGAAAAATTAAACGCTTACAAAGGCGACTTTGAATTATTCGCCAAAGAACAATTAAAAATCTTACCCAAGGACTCTGCTAAAGGGTTCCAATCTTTCGAGTTCAATGAAGCTCAAAAGATTGTTAATGAAGCACTTGAGAAACAACTCAAGGAAACAGGGAGAGTCAGAGCTATTATTTTAAAAGCTCGACAGATGGGATTAAGTACATACACAACAGGTAGGGTATTCTGGAAGAGTTACTTTAATGCTTACAACAAGTCAGTAGTTATGGCGCATGATGCGGCTACTAGTGATGCATTATTTGGTATGTCCAGGAATATCATTTATAATATGTCTGATACATTCAGACCCGTGTTAAAGAAGTCAAATGCAAAAGAGATTATGTTTGAGCATAATGATTCAGGGTACAGGCTATATACAGCAGGAGCACCTGAGGCTGGTAGGGGAACAACTCCTACTATTGCTCACTTATCCGAGGTAGCCTTTTGGGGGCATGATGAAAAGATTCTGGCAGGATTATTCCAAGGAATATCTCAGTCTGAAGGGACTGAGGTTATCTTGGAGAGTACTGCTAATGGAGTAGGTAACTCATTTCACAGGTTATGGCAGGGAGCTGTAAAGGGTGAGAATGACTATATCGCTATCTTTGTTCCATGGTACCTGATGACAGAGTACATGAGAAAAGCTCCTGAAGGGTTTGAAAGAAATACAGAAGAAGAGATATTAGTTACAAGGTACAATCTAAGTGACGATCAATTATACTGGAGAAGGTTAAAGATTGCAGAGGGTGGTGAAAATAAGTTTCGACAAGAATACCCTGCGACACCTGAGGAAGCCTTTATTGTTTCTGGCTCTAATGTATTTAACATTGAGAAGCTAAGTAAACTAATTCCTCAACCAATATTAGCCAAGAGAGAGTTTAACTTTGAATCCTCTATGATGGAGGATTTAAGGGATGGGTCTATCGAGATATTTAAGTATCCTACTTTTGAAGATGCTTTTGCTATTGGTTCTGACGTTGCTCTGGGTGTTGGCAAGGATTATTCTACAGCAGTGGTCATCAATGCCCAGAGGGAAGTGTGCGCAGTTTATCGCAGTAATACGATTGATCCTAGTCAGTTTGGTGATTTACTATTTTATTTAGGTAGGTACTATAATAATGCTTTGTTAGCAGTAGAGTCTA